TCAGTTATGGTCAGTCAAATCAAGGACTTCGTACTGTAGCTGGAGGTACTAGCAATTTCGATGTAGAAATACCTAATACTGGTAATTATAAAGTTAGATTTAGAATTAATCTTAGGTCAAGAGCATCAACAAGTGTAACAGTATCTGCTAATTCTAGTGCAACTACAACTACAACTTATGGTGTATCCAATTTTGTCTTTGATTCAGATAACACCAGTGCAAAGGGTTATTTAAACAATGGAAGCAAAAGTACTGTTGTTCCATACCAAGATACTATTAGTATTCAAAAAAATAATAATTTTATTGAAATACTTCCTGCGGGAATACAAGTAGTATCTGGTACAGGTAGATTCACTAGACTACATAGAAGAGACCAAGATGCAACTGAAGTTGAATTAGTAGAAGTAGTTGATGGTGCTATAAAAATAGAATCAAGAAATCAAATATCAGGTGGTACAAGCACTAATGATAAAATGGCTCTTTCAATAGCTGGTAATATTAAACCTACACCTCACGCTGCATATGGAGATACATCTGGATGGAACTTAGGTGCCAGCTCTAACTATTTTAGAGAGGGGTGGATGCGAGAATTAAATGGAACTCCAATTGGTACAATGCAATTAGTTGCAGCATGTTATTTTGGTGTAAGTACATCTGGAAATATTGAAGGACCTTACAATGACCATAATGTTTCGAGTGTAACTAGGGCATCAAAGGGAGAATTTACGGTAACACTTACTAGTACAACTGGTTTTAGTTTATCAAGTGGATTGGGATTTGCAAATGGATATGGTAGAAATGGTAGTACTGATAATGGACCTGGAACAAATTTGGGAGATAATGAGTTCTCTTTTAATACTGGTGTAAAGGTAAAAACTTCTAATGTTGAAATAAATGTTAAAGATAATAACGGAGACCAGGATAGAGACCCAAATATTGTATATTTTGTTTTATTCTCAGATTAATAATTAAAAGAAAAATTATGGATAAGTTGTATTTTATATTTGAAACTTCACAATCACTTTCTGATACGGGAATTGGTTCAATTACCGAACAAAAAGTAAGTGAATCAAATGATGTTTATAGAAATAGAATTAATTGGTGTGCTAAAAAATCAGTTTCTGAAAATTGTAGATACCAAATAATATCAGAATCCCAATTCCCACCTGATTTTGATAATTATGCTTGGGATTACACCAACAATGATGGTATTGGTTTACAAAATTCATTTACTCAAAGTTGGGATGAGTTTTTAACAGAAAATACATCATTATGAGTTGGTCATTAGATAAAACAAAAGCATTGGAAAACTTTTTAAAAGTTTTTCGTGAACATAGAGAACGAAAATTCAAACAATTGGATATAGAATTTATGCGTGCATTAGAAACGTATGATACGGATACTCAACATTCTATAACTTTACAAAAAAATACTTTAAGAAATTTTCCATCTACCATTACTTTAGATTCATTTTCAACACTTGATGAGTTAAAAGCATACTGGCCTACATCATCTTTAGATACACCACCAAATTGGTAATAATTTTTCGTAAAACAAAACTTATATATACTTATATATAAACAAAGAAATACAATGGCACAAAAAACAGAAAACTTAGATAAGGAAATTTTAGAAAGATTAAAATTCCTTAGAGATGAAACTGATAAGATTGTAATCTTTTTAGGACAAATGGCTGTTCAGAAAAGAGCTCTCAATAAAAAACTAAATGAGATTTCTGATAATGAGGAAAAGTACGGAGCAATGAATGATAAGTACATATACGAATTAGAAGAAAAATTGGGAGAATTAGATAAAAAGTACAAGAATGGACAGATTGACCTAGATAAAGGTACGATAACTGTTGAAGAATAATTTGGATAATTAAAATTATTTTCGTATCTTTACATTGTAAAGTGCATCTAAGCATCTAAATAGGTTATGGTAAAGAAAAAACTACTTTATGTAGCATCTCATCTTTCAACGGGTGGAATGCCACAATATCTTCTTAAACAAATACAAACTTTTAATAATGAGTTTGATATTCAAGTTGTAGAATACAATGACCATAGTGGTGGTGTATTTGTAGTTCAAAAAAATCAAATCGGTGATTTAGTAACTCTTCATACTTTATATGAAGATAAAGGAAATTCATTTATAAAGCTTATAGATGATATAAAGCCCGATATTATTCATTTTACTGAAATACCAGAACATTTCATAGACCATTCAACATTAGATAAAATTTTTGGAAACAAAAAGAGAAAGTTTGATATAGTTTGTTCAACACATGGTTCTTTTACAAATCCGGATAAAATTAAATATCATCCAGATAGATACATTTTAGTATCAGAGTGGAGTAGACAAAGATTCGAACATTTGGGAATAGATACTAAAGTTTGGCAATATCCTATTGAAGATTTTAAATATGATAAAGATAAAGCCAAAGAAGAACTAGGTTTTGAAAAAGATTGGAAACATGTTCTTATGGTTGGTTTATTTTCAGTTGGTAAAAACCAAAGTGAAATATTTGATGTAGCTAGATTATTAGAGAAGTATAAAATTAAATTTCACTTTGTAGGAAATCAAGCAATTAATTTTGAAGATTATTGGAAACCACTTATGGATTTCAAACCTAAAAATTGTGTTGTATGGGGTGAACGAAATGATACTGATAAATTCTATAAAGCATCTGATTTATTTTACTTTAGTTCAACATTAGAACTTAATCCACTTTCAATCAAAGAAGCCCTTTCATACGGCTTACCATCTATATTTAGAAGATTACATACATTTTTAGATACATATGATAATACTGATTTGGTAACTTATATCGATGATGATATTCATAAAACAAAAAATTTATTATTAGAAACCTTACAACCAGAGTTCAATGAAATTCCTGGTTGGTTCTCTTATCAAAAATTATATGATGAAGTAATTGAAAAATTACCAAATAATTCAAACGTAATAGAGCTTGGTTCTTGGATGGGAAAATCAACTAACTATTTTGCAACTAAACTAAAAGAAACAAATAAGAATGTAAGATTTACTGCTATTGATACATTTAAGGGTTCGGTTGGATATGATAACTTATTACATAGAACAATGTTAAAACCATTTGATAATGATTTATATACTGAGTTTTCTAATAATTCAATTATATCAAATAACTTCGATGATATACAAATAATAAAGGATACATCAGATAATGCTAAAAATCTTTTCCTAAACAATTCACAAGATTTCATAATGGTTGATGCTGGACATGAATATGATGATGTTAAAAATGATATAAACAATTGGTTTTATAAAGTTAAACCAGGTGGTATAATTGGTGGAGATGATTTTGGAACTAATTTGTTTGAGGGATTAACTAAAGCAGTTGATGAATATTTTTATGGACAAGTAGAAACAAAAGAGGGTTGGGTTTGGTATAGAAAAAGACCTCGTATTCAAATTATCCATATGATGACAAACCCAAGTGATATTAGAGAGAGAATTAGTGAGAAATCACTAAAACAACTTCAACGTTGGGGATTTGATTACAAACCTATGGTTAATGAAGTGTATAATGGAACACCACCTTCAGAGTTTTGTAGGAGACCTGATGATATATCCGATACTCCAATCTATAAAGGTGAGCAAGGTATAGGAAACATTACAGGCAGACATTATGGTTGTTATTTAGCTCATATAAATGCATTAAAAGAAATAGATACCGATAATTACGATTATACTTTGATATTTGAGGCAGATGCGTTTATTTATTCTAATCTAATAGATTTTGTAGATGTAGTTAACAAAGCATGTTTTATCTCAGAAAAAGATGATGTTCCATTTATTAGTTTTGGAGATAATCCATCTTGGACTAGATGGGAAGTTGATGAAACATTTAGAAAAACTGATTACAATCAAGATTGGGCTCATGCTTATTTAATACCAAATAGAGATAAACAATGGTATATGGATAGGATTGAAGATTGTGAATGGGATGTAGCTGATTTATGGTACAATCATGTATTCTATCATCACAAAAGATTAAGATACACAACAAACTATCCTTTTTCAAAACAAGCTGAAGGATTATCATTATTAGATAATACAAATAAAAGTTGGAAATGATTTACGATAATATAAAAAGAAATAATAATAACATAGTTGAAATAAAAGATTATGTAAAAGTAGATTATGTAAATGGTGCATGTGTTGAAATATTAGGTTCAGAGAATTTAACATATAGAGTTGAATTTATAGATAAAAAAACAAATTTTATACATTATGAAACTGAACTAAAAACAAATCATTGGGCTAAATCTAATATTAGATATTTCGTAGATTGGACAATTAGAGTTTGGCAAAACGATAAACTTGTAGTTGAAAAAAATTATAATGCAACTAATAAGCGAGTTTATATTGCACTAGATTCAAAAGCATTGGGAGATACATTGGCATGGTTTCCATATGTTGAGGAGTTTGGTAAACAACATAATTGTAAAATAGTTACATCTACATTTCATAATGATATGTTAAAAAAACAATATCCTAATATTGAGTTTGTGAAGCCAGGTGATGTTGTTCCTAATTTATATGCTATGTACAATTTGGGATTATTTTATAATGATGGTAGTATTGATTACTTTAAAAATCCAACAGACCCAAAAGAAGTTACTATGCAAAAAATGGCAACTGACATATTAGGATTGGAATATAAAGAAATAAAACCAAAGTTAAAAGATAGAAATGTTGAGAAAGATGATAAACTAATCACAATAGCAATACATGGAACTGCTCAACCAAAATATTGGAACAACCCAACTGGTTGGCAGGATGTAGTAGATTGGTTAAATGATAAAGGCTATAAAGTTAAATTACTTTCAAAAGAGGGTGATAACTATATGGGTAACACACACCCAAAGGGAATAATAAAACACCCAGAAGGACCATTAGAATCAGTTATGGATGAAATGGCTAAATCAAAAGCATTCATTGGTATTGGTAGTGGATTGAGTTGGTTAAGTTGGGCGTTAGGAACAAAGACAGTTTTGATTAGTGGATTCTCAGAGCTTTGGGCAGAAATGAAAGATTGTGTAAGAATCGGTTCACCTAAAGGAAAGTGTAGTGGATGTTTTAACCGATTAGGATTAGATGCTGGTGATTGGGATTGGTGTCCTGACCATAAGGGTACTAACAGACAATTTGAGTGTACTAAGGAGATTACTTCAGATATGGTAATAAGTGAATTAAAAAAGTTTTTATAAATGAAGATTTGGATTAATGGTTGTTTCGATGTTCTTCATCACGGACACTTTCAATTAATTGCACATGCAAAATCATTGGGAGAAAAATTAATGATAGGAATTGATTCTGATAGAAGAGTAAAAGAATCAAAGGGAGATAATAGACCTTTTCATAATGAAAAACAAAGAATATATAATCTACTTCAAATTAATGGAGTTAATGGTATTGTGGTATTTGATACCGATAAAGAATTATCTGATGCTATAAAAGAATACCAACCAGATATTTTTGTAATTGGAGAAGAATACAAAACGAAAGGTATTATTGGTAGAAAACATGCTAAGAAAATAGAATACTTCCCTAAAGTAGAAGGATTCTCAACAACTGGATTATTAGATGAGTAAAGTTTTATTAATAGGAGAACAATGTGATGATATCTTCATTTATGGAGATACACCCCGTCTTTCACCCGAAGGACCTGCTCCTGTATTTATTCCAAAAAGAGAAGTTTTCAATGGTGGAATGGGAATGAATGTATTAGCTAACTTAACATCATTGAGTATTGATGTGGATTTTCATCATCAAAAATCTCCCATTACAAAGACAAGACATATTCACGAATCATCAAACACTTTATTATTAAGAATTGATGAAGAAAAAAATATCGATAGGATAGGTAACAAACTACTTACCGATATAGATTATTGGGAATACCAAATGATTGTAGTTTCTGATTACAATAAGGGATTCCTAACCGAAGAAGATATAGCATATATCGGATTCAAACATCCAAATGTAATTTGTGATACAAAGAAGCAATTGGGTAATTGGTGTAAGGATTTACGATTCATAAAACTAAATCGTTCAGAGTTTGAAAATAATAAAGAATTTATTGAAAAAAACGATTGGATTTTAGAAAAGCTAATAATTACATTAGATAAGGATGGATGTATGTACAAAGGTATATCATATCCAACCGAAAAAGTAGAGATAATGGATATCTCAGGAGCTGGTGATACATTTGTAGCAGGGTTTGTTAAAATGTTATTAGATACTGATGATATTCCAAAATCAATACAGTTCGGAAATCGTTGTTCAGCACAAGTAGTACAAAAGAGAGGTGTTACAACAATAGATTACGAAAACTTATAATTTATATATTTATATACGAATTCAAAACAAATTAATTAATTTATAGTCATATGGCAAAAGAACAAAAAACATCGATTGATTTAAGAACGGCTGAATTATCAGAAGATAAGGTCAAAGAAATCAAAGGATATAATGGACAGTTACAACAACTAATGGGTCAAATTGGTGAGTTGCATATTAGAAAAAATCAATTACATTCTGATTTAGAAAGAATTGATGAGGCATTCACTCAAGCTGAAACTAACTTCAAAGAAGTTAACGCTGAGCTTAGAAAAGAGTTGAATAAGTTAGAAAGAGATTACCCAAGAGGTCAATTAGATTTAGAAAAGGGTACAGTTACTTATAACCCAGCTATTAAAGAACAAATGGAACAACAGGCACAACAAGGTGGACGAGGTGGAAACAACGGCGTTGACGGTGGTGAAGTTGTAGATTCTCCATTTGTTAAAGTATAATTGGTAAAAGTAATAAATTCTATATTTATATAGTACAAAGGAAATAGTACTATATCAGATGAACGAATTATCTCAATTCTTAATAGAAAGTATTTTAGGAGAAGCGGAGGGTGTAGACAACAAAGTTGTAGTCTATGCTGGCCGCTTTCAACCTTTTCATAAAGGTCATTACGCAACCTATTCCCACTTAGTAAAAAAGTTCGGAAAGAATAATGTGTATATCGGTACATCCAATAAAACCGATAATAATAAATCCCCATTCAACTTCAAAGAAAAGGTAATGATTATTACCAAAATGTTTGGGATTCCAAAAAACAAAATTGTTCAAGTAAAAAATCCGTATGTACCAACTGAGGTACTAACGAAGTTTGATAAAGATACAACTGCATTCATTACTGTTGTGGGTAAGAAAGATGCTGGTAGATTAGGTAGTAGAGGTAAGTTCTTTACCCCTTACAAAGATAACTTAGATTTCGAAGGATATGAAGATAAGGGATACGTTTATGTAGCACCTGAAGGTGCTGGTGGTGTAAGTGGAACTGAAGTTCGTAAGGGATTATCATCAGGTTCAGAAGAAGATAAGAAAAACTTTTTTACAAAAAGAGCATATCCAAAGTTTGATAAAAAGATATTTGATTTTATAACAAATACATTAAACGAAGATTTTACTATTTCAAAAGAAGTATTAGAAAATTGGTTAATTAGTTATGGAAATGATTTAATTAAGGAGGCATCAGCCACTATGGGTAAAACTGCAGTTGATGATGGACCTAATTATATTTTTCCAAATTATAATACATTCGATAGAGTTTCTAAGAAAAGAGCAGAGGCGGTAGGATATACTGTTTTATCGCAAATTATGAGTGATGAACTTACTGATATAGACCCACATCCAATTTATCCTGAAGGACCTGTAAAAGCAGTAACTCCATATCCCGCAGGTGTTGCTGGTAAAACAACCGCAACTAACCAAAAGGATTTTTATGGTACTGATGCTTATAATAAATGGTTTAGACATGTAACTAGAATTGCTGGATTGGTAGGGTATTCTATAATAAATTTTGATGAATTAAAGGATGATAAAAAACAATCAACTAAAGATTTATCTAACGAAAAGAAACCACAAGGTAATGTGGTAAGTGAAGATATAAAACTTCCAGTAAAAATAGGAGATACAATTCTAACTGGTAGATTTAAAAACAAAAAAACAATCATCAAAACAATTGGTAAAGATGAGCATGGGATGCCAACTATAAATGGTAGAAAGGTAGTAAACTTTAGAATTGTTAAAGAAGGTACTGTTAATGAAATCCCAATGGCTGATTTGGTGAAGATTGATAAGTATGCTGATAAACAACTTAATCCAGTAGATATAGTTCTAACTGATAAACATTTCTTCGATAGGTTAACTGACCCAAGAAATAAAAAAGAAATATCACAAGCTGAATTAATTGGATTCTTTAAAAGATTAGGAAAGAAGAAAAAAGATTTTGTAAACTTCTTAGATTTATATGGACAGATTGTAGCAAAAGATAGTAGAAGTAAAATCAATATTCCATTTATGAAACAAGCGAATAAAGTAATCGCTAAAACCATAATGAGAAAGGATGATTTTAAAACATCAGACCCAGAATATAAATTTGAATCATTACCAACTAAAGTTACTGATAAGTTTAAAGCTGTAAAAAGTGGTAAACCTTCTTCAGAAGCTGAAAAGGATTTCAATGACCACCATACATATTCATCATATGCAAAGAGAGGTTCAATGGCTGAGCCAGATACAATTGATTTTGATGATGATGGTAAAAGCCCCGGTCATCAAGCAAACGATAAAAATACTAAGAAAAAAGGTTATGAACCTGTAACTGAAAAAATCAACTCCTTTTACTATGATGATTTAAAATCATATGTTTACAAAAGAAGAGGAGAAATAAGTAAAGTATTTAAGAATCTATCAGATAAACAAAAGGGTGAATACTTAGAAAAACTTTACATCAAATTATTTCAAGGCCCAACTTCAAGAATGGTACATAAAGATATCAAAGGTAAGGGTGGTGAATTATTAAAGATGTTAATAAAGGATAAAAGAGTTAAAGAAGGATTAGGGCATGGATATCCAGACCAAAAGTGGATGGATAAACATGAAAAAGAAATCAAAAAACTAAGAAAGAAATTTGATAAAGAAAAACTTCAGTATAATGAACCATACGCATTAGGTGGTGGTATTACTGAATCATTGATTTTGGAAGGAGGTGCTTATGGACATATGAATCACCCATTCGATACAGAAATCAATTTAACTTTTGGACAATTAAAAGATATAGTACAAAAAGCTTTAGAGGGTAATTTAGAACTCACTAGAGAAAAAACAGATGGACAAGCATTGGCAGTTAGTTGGAGAGATGGGAGATTGGTTGCAGCGAGAAATAAAGGACATTTGAAAAACAAAGGAGAAGGTGCATTAGATATTAATGGGGTGGCTGTGAAGTTTGCTGGAAGAGGAGAATTGGAAAAGGCGTATAACTTCGCAATGAAAGATTTAACGAAGGCAATATCTAAGTTGAGTGAAAAGCAGAGAGATAAGATTTTCAAAGGAGGAGCATGTTTTATGAATTTGGAGGTAATCTATCCAACTTCTGTTAATGTAATACCTTACGGACAAGCACTATTAGTATTCCACGGAACAATGGAGTATAATGAAGATGGTGTTGCTATTGGTGAAAACCAAGACGCCGCAAGAATATTAGCTGGTATGATTAAACAAGTTAATCAACAAGTCCAATCAGCATATACGATTCAAGGACCACCAGTTGTTCAATTACCAAAATCAAAAAATCTTTCATCAACTAAAGGAAAGTATAATTCACAAATATCAAAATTACAAAAGAAATTTAAATTAAAAGATAATGATGGAATCGCTGATTACCATCAAGCTTTTTGGATGGATTTTGTAAATAAGAAATCACCATCTAAATTAGATAACAAAACTCTAATGGGGTTAGTTAAGAGATGGGCATTCTACGATAAATCATTTAGATTGGATAAGAAAAATTTATCTGATGAAAAAACATTAGAATGGGCAAAGGGAATTGATAAGAATGACCACGCTAAGATGGCTAAGGATAATATAAGACCATTTGAAAATATCTTCTTAGGTTTAGGGGCTGAAGTACTTTCATTTATGAGTTCAGCACTAACTGTAAATCCTGATAAGGCAGTTAGGGATATGAAAAAAAGATTGGACAAGACAATAAAAGATGTTCAAAAATTAGGTGATGTTAAGAAAGTAAAAAAACTAAAATTAGAATTGGAAAGATTAACTTCTATCGGAGGAAAGAATAAAATAGTTCCAAACGAAGGAATCGTATTTGTATATGGTGGAAAGACTTTCAAACTAACAGGAACATTTGCACCCCTTAATCAAATACTCGGTTTATTTTACGAATAGTAAAAAACCCAATACTTATATATATGAATATATAAGTTACAAAATATGGCTGAGAAAAAATTCAATAAAAAATATATGCACCCAACTCGTAGAAAGTTGGTAAATATGATTCAAACCGGTGAATACCAAAAAGATAGTCAAATATCTTTATCGGATATCAAAGAAACAACAAAACGAGAAGTTGGTGATATTTGGGAAGAAAATGGTGTTGTTTATGAGCAAAAATCATATGGTAAGGTAAAACAATCTAAATTATCTAATGAACTTAGTAAAGTAAGAAAATACTTAGCAGAACAAACTAAGTGTAAGGGAGATGATAGCAAAAACAAAAAGTATTCAGCCGCAGATAAAAAATTAATAAATAAAACTGGATTTTGTGCAACTTGTTTAGCTGAAAGAGAAACGCAAATAAAAGTCGATGGATTATGGAAAGAGTATGAGGATTATAAGATATACTCTAATATGGCAGCATATGGAACCGATGTTTTAGAAAAATGGAACCAAGCATTAAATGAAGTTACTAATATTCATAAATATGTAAATGATGATGGTTCTATTGAAAAGTGGTCATCAAACGAAGATGTTCAAAATCTAAAAAAACAAATAGAAGCTGATATTGATAATGGTAGAAAAGAACTTATCGATGTTATAGAAAAAAGAAATGCTGCCTACGAAAAGTTAAAACCTATGAATTATGAACTTGTTAAAGAAATTTGATTTAAAAACAATAATGATAATGATACTATGTGTGGTATTGTTATTAAGAAGTTGTGGTGGTGAAGAAGAAGAAAAAGAAATAATAAACGTAGATGGTAAAGATTACGAACTGTTAGAACAAAAAACAGATACCATATATGTAGAAAAAGAAGTTAAGGTAACAAAGTATGTACCAAAGTATATTACAAAAGAAGTAATTAAAGAAGTGGAGATACCAGTAGATGTAGATTCACTTGCAATTATCAAAGATTACTTTTCAAAAGTAACAGTTAAAGATACATTAAATTTAACATATGATTTCCCAGATGTAGTTACTGATTCATTAGGTAACAAACCAAATGGAGATTTAGGCTTTGGTATTCTAACTGATGTCATTTCACAAAACTCAATTGAATCTAGAGAAATAGATTGGTTTTTTAAGATACCAACTGTTTATAATACAACGATTGTGAAAGAATTACCAAAGAATGAATTTTATTGGGGATTAAATGGTGGTTTCAACAAAGAAGATATAATCAGTAATGTTGGAGCTGGGTTAATCCTAAAAAATAAAAAGAATAATTTATTTCAATTAGGTTTAGGTATTCAGAATAACTCTAATACCTCACAATTAGCACCATTTATTACTGGTGGTATGTATTGGAAGATAGGAAAAAAATAAATTTAGTTTGGCTAAAAAAAAGGCATCATTAAAAGAAATTATAGCGGTAGAGTACAAAAAGTGTGCATCTGACCCTATTTACTTCATGCGAAAGTATTGTATGATTCAACATCCTGTTAGGGGTAAGATTCCTTTTCACTTATATCCTTTTCAAGAAGAAACATTAGTTGATTTTAAAAATCATAGATATAATGTTATTCTTAAATCCAGACAAACTGGTATATCAACATTAACTGCAGGATTTTCTTTGTGGAAAATGTTATTCAATGATGATTTTAATTGTTTGGTAATTGCAACAAAGCAAGAAGTAGCAAAGAACTTAGTAACTAAGGTTAGGGTAATGAATCACTATCTACCATCTTGGTTAAAACTAACAACAGTTGAAGATAACAAACTATCTTTAAGATATTCAAATGGTTCCCAAATAAAAGCAACTTCAGCTGCTGGAGATGCTGGACGTTCTGAAGCATTATCCCTTTTGGTATTTGATGAAGCGGCATTCATTGATAAGATTGAAGAGATTTGGGTATCGGCTCAATCTACATTATCAACGGGTGGTAATGCAATTATTTTATCTACTCCAAATGGTGTAGGTAACTTCTTTCACAAAACTTGGGTAGGTTCTGAAGATGGTACAAATGGATTTAATAATATTAGATTACATTGGAGTGTTCATCCCGAAAGAGACCAAAGTTGGAGAGATGAGCAAGAAACTCTATTAGGACCAAAAGGAGCAGCACAAGAATGTGATTGTGATTTTGTATCTTCTGGTGATTCGGTTATTGACCCACAAATACTTCAATTTTACAAAGAAACTTATGTACAAGAACCAGTTGAAAGGGGTGGTTTTGACGGAAACTTATGGAAATGGCAATTTCCTGATTATACAAAAACTTATATAGTTGTAGCGGATGTTGCTAGAGGTGATTCTTCGGATTACTCTGCTGCTCACGTTATTGATGTTGAAGCATCGGAACAAGTAGCTGAATATAGAGGTAAGTTAGATACCAAAGATTTTGGTAATTTCTTAGTATCTCTATCAACTGAATATAACAACGCATTGTTGGTTATTGAAAACGCAAATATCGGTTGGGCAACTATTCAACAAGTTATTGATAGAAATTATCCTAACTTATATTACATGAGTAAGGATTTAAAATATGTAGATATAGAACATCAACACTCAAATAGATATCGTTCTCAAGATAAAAGTATGGTAGCTGGATTTTCAACTACTTCAAGAACTAGACCTTTGATTATTTCTAAGTTAGAAGAGTATGTTAGAGAGAAATCAATTATAATACGTTCAGTTAGAACTATTGATGAATTATTCACATTTATATGGATGCATGGTAGAGCTGAAGCTATGAGGGGTTATAATGATGATTTAACAATGAGTTTAGCAATTTCGTTGTGGGTTAGAGATACTGCTTTGCGATTAAGACAGGAAGGTATCGATTTAACTAAAAGAGCGATTGATGGTATCTCATCTCATACTTATAGTGGGATATATGGTGGTAATGATAATGAGGAAAATCCTTGGCAAATGAATGTTGGTGATGATGTTGAAGATTTAACTAAATGGTTATAAAATAAAAATTTTATATTTATATAGTATAGGTTAATTATAGGAATTAAGCATGGAAAATTATTCGGAAGAACTTTACAAAGAATTTAAATCAGTTTTAGATGAAAACATCGAAGAATACGATGTAGAAAATTATTATGATTTAAAGGAGTTTGTTAGCTTTCTAAAAGATGTAAAAGAAGATATCAACGAAGCTGAATATCAGGGTAGAAACGTTAAACTAAACAAACCTATGAGGGGAGATGTTAAAAAGTTTAAAGTATATGTTAAAAATCCAAAAGGAAATGTTGTAAAGGTAAACTTCGGACATGGTGGAACATCGGCTAAAAAAGCAGGTGAAAAGACAATGCAGATTCAGAAAGATATTCCATCAAGAAGAAAAGCTTTTAGAGCTAGACACAATTGTGATACGCCGGGACCAAGACACAAAGCTAGGTATTGGAGTTGTAAAGCATGGTAATAAAATTAGGATATATCAAAATTTTTTTGTATCTTAGTTAGATTATAACATAAAGTAAATAAAATGGCAGAACAAAATAATAGTTCATTTTTTGAAAGGTTAACTAAACTTTTTTCTACTCAAGCAATCGTAAAGGTTGATAAAGATGGAAAGAGAAAGGTAGTTGATACTGATGATAGACAGAGGGGTGGTACTAACTTAATGAATTTAAGAGATAGGTACACCAAACTACAAAGGTCTTTTTATGGAGACCAGATGGCAGCTCAATCGATGGCATACCATCAAGTCAGAAGAGAACTTTTCAGAGATTATGATGCAATGGATAATGACCCGATTATTTCATCAGCATTAGATATCTACGCAGATGAATCAACATTAAAAAATGAATTTGGAGATGTTGTACAAATTAAATCGAAAAACGAAAAAATAAAAGAAATATTAGAGAATCTTTTCTATGATATTCTTAATATAGAATTTAACCTATGGTCTTGGACACGAAATATGGTTAAGTATGGTGATTTCTTTTTATTACAAGAAATTCAGCCAGGTGTTGGTATTATAAATGTAAGACCACTTCCAGTTTATGAAACTGAAAGATTAGAAAATACTGACCCAAACAATGCAAACTACATTAAGTTCAAAGTAAATCATGACCCAAATGGTAAAGGTGAATATGAGAACTACGAAATAGTACATTTCAGATTATTATCAGATACAAACTTCTTACCTTATGGTAAAGCAATGATTGAGAATGGTAGAAGAATTTGGAAACAAGTTTCTCTTATGGAAGATGCAATGTTAATTCATAGAATTATGAGAGCACCTGATAAGAGAGTTTTCAAAATTGATATTGGTAATATTCCACCACAAGAAGTTGATAACTATATGCAGAGAATTATCAACAAAATGAAAAAAACTCCATTTGTAGATAAAAATACTGGTGATTATAACTTAAAGTATAACATCCAAAACCTAACTGAAGATTTCTTTTTACCTGTTAGGGGTGGTGATAGTGGAACTCAAATAGATTCATTGGGTGGTTTAGAATATACTGCAATTGATGATATTGATTACTTAAAGAATAAAATGTTTGCAGCTCTAAAGATTCCAAAAGCATATTTGGGATATGATGAGAATGTAAATGGTAAAGCAACTCTTGCTGCAGAAGATGTAAGATTTGCAAGAACAATCGAAAGAATCCAAAGAACTTTAATATCTGAATTAACTAAGTTAGCAGTAACTCATTTAGCTGCACAAGGTATTGAGGGTAAAGAAATGGTAGATTTTGAACTAAACTTAGTTAATCCATCTACTATATATGAGCAAGAAAAGGTAAATTTATGGAGTGAAAAAGTTAGATTGGTTTCTGATATTCAAGGATTAAATATGGTATCTAAAGATTGGGCATATAAAAATATATTTAATTTTAGTGATGATGAGGTTGACTTTCAAAAGGTTCAACTTGTTAATGACCTTAAAGATAGATTCAGATATCGTTCAATTGAAGATGAAGGAAGTGACCCAGCAATGGAGCAAGAACCTACTGATGTTGAAGATGAACTAGAAGAATTAAAAACTGAATTAAAGAACAAAGGTGGTAGACCTAGAGAGGGAAACACCTATGGTAAAGATAAACATCCTTATGGGAGAGACCCATTAGGTAAAAAAGAAAATCAAAAAGCGTTAAAGAAAACTGAAGGTAGAGTTAGTAAAACTACGCAAAAAGTTGCTAAAGAATATGTTAACGGAGTTTCGGCAAAAAGGAAGTTAATGAGTGAAAACGGAGACTTTTTAGATGACGATAATTTGATTAATGAATAAAATTTTAGGAAATCAAAATTAACTTATATTTATATACGATGTATTATATCGTATATTGATATATTATTATAGGATAAAAACACAATGAAGAGGGTAAAACATTCAAAATTTAAGAATACTGGTATTCTATTTGAGCTTCTCGTAAGACAAATTACGTTAGAAGTTCTCAATGGGGATGCTACTGAGAAGGCTAAAAAAATCGTTAGTGAATTTTTTAGTCCAAAAACCGAGTTAAATAAAGAGCTACGATTATACGAACTTCTTATGAAGGAAAAGTATAATTCAGAATCAAGAGCTGAGAAGTTCATAGATACTGTTAACGAAGCTCATAATCGTATTGACCAAAAACAATTACATAAAGAGAAGTATAATCTAATTAAAAAGATTAATGAATCATTCAATATGGATGATTTTCTTTCGTCACCAATATCTAATTATAGAGTATTGGCATCTATCTATAAGATTTTTGAATCTAAGAAGATGGATAATTATGATATTAAGGATGTATTCAATTCAAAAATTACCCTTATTGAATCTATTACATCTAAACAATCTACATTATCATCTAAAAAAGATACTAATACTCAGATTGTAGAATCTTATAAAAAGCAAGATAAAGATTTAAGATTACTTACTTATAAGATATTAGTAGAAACTTTTAACAAAAAGTATTCTAACTTAGATGAAAATCAAAAAAACTTATTAAGAGAATACATCAATAACTTATCTAATACTACTGGTTTTAAATCGTACATTTCAAAACAAATACCCTCTATTGTTTCTGAGTTAAAATCATTATCAAAAGGTATAAAAGATAAAGTAACCAAAATTAAATTAGCAGAAACTGTTTCTGTTTTAGCTAAAACTAAAATTGGTAAAGTTGTTTCTGATAATCATGTTTCATCATTAATGATGTCTTATGAATTAATTAAAGAATTGAAGAGCAAAAAATAAATGATTAAATTAAAAGAACTTATTGAGGATTTAATTGAAGAAATCCAAAATGAAGAGTTGGATGTTGATGAAGCAACCACCACATCTAATGTGGCTGGATACCAAACTCCAATTGCTTTTAAAGATACGGATGGTACTGATGATGAAGAAGAAAATGATGATGAATTTGTTGATGCCATAAATAAAGGAAATGGTTACAAAAGGGTTAGTGAAAATAGATGGTTAGAATTAAAAAAAGATGAATCTTCTCCAAAGCAAAAAATTGGTAGGGGAATTTCTCAAGTTAATAAACAACTTTCTGAAATAGAAACATTCCTAAGATGGTATGGTAGAATTAAAAAAGAAGGTGATTTAAATTCAAACCAATATTGGAAAAGAACCCAAAAGAATTTGTTCAAAATTAGAGAAAGATTGAACACTATTGTAACACAGATTAGTAAATTATAATTGGCAATTAATATGAATATTACCAGAGACACTATCAAAGAAACCCTTAAAGCTATTATGGCTGAAGAGAGTGACTATCAAGCGTTTTTCAAAAAAGCTTTAGAAAA